GCCAGCCGCATCGTCTGATTCACCATCAACAAACCCACGGTTGCATACCGTGTCCCTCTTCCCTTCCGCGCCACCAAGGTTTGAGTGCTTGCTATCGTGCGGAGTACGGGCAACAAAAAACCGCTAGGTCAGACCCCGGTGGCAACTTCCCTCTAGTGGGAGGGAGTACCCCATACGGGGTCGGAGTCTGATCTAGCGGTTCTTCCTGCTCGTTGCCACACAAGCAGTACGGTAAATGTACCTGAACTGATTTGCCCGTGTCAAGCGGTGGGGCAAACAGGGCAAACAGGGCAAGTGTGGCAAACGGGGCAAACGGGGCAAACGGGGCAAACAGGGCAAAACCGACACGGTGTCGGATTTGACCGGGGAAACACTGGTCAACCCATGACCAGAGTATCGAAACACTGGTCACCAGAGTAAGGAAACACTGGTCAAGCCGTGGCCAGAGTATGGGCGAAAAAAACCCCGCCGAAGCGGGGGAACTCACAACTTCAAGGAGAGGAGGAACAACTTGAACCACGGCATCTCTGCCGTACCACCATTGTCCTGCTCCGCCTTCGGCTGGTCAATCCCCGCAGAAGCAAGGAATCCCTTCGTCCATCCCGGCAAACATGTCGGCCTGATCCTGCGCAAACTTCATCATTGATGCGTAGCCAGGGCGGTCAGACCGGAAGGTAGCCCCGATCTTCTCCTCCTGAGCCGCCCACCAGACGGCCCGCTCGGGACGATCCTTGATCAAAGACATGATCTGGTTCGGACCCTTGAGGAAACACAGGTCACAGTTCCCCAAGGCCGTGATCCCGTCCCGGAAGGTCAGGCCCAGGTCAAAGGGGCTGTTCTTCCAGAACGCCTGCACATCCAACTGCGTCACGCCCGCATCTGCCAGCGGCACCAGCAGGTTCCTCGCCCGCAGTTTGGGCAGACGCCTGGGCTCATCAGCCCTGACCCCAATCATCATCTCTGCATCCTCAATCCCCTTGGAATCAAGGTATCTGTTGATCGCCTTGGCCTTCAACTCCTCAGTGCAGAACCGGGCCACAGGGTTGGGCAGGTAACTCTTGTTCTCAATCAGTGCAGCAAACGGCTCCCCATACCTTGAAGCAGAGGAAAAGTCAACGACCTCAAATCGGGGTATTTCGGCCCGGTACTCCAGCCAAACGATGGGCACATCCCACTCCCGGCTGCACCTGTCCACGAACTCAAGGGTCGCCTCCTCCTCCTTGCCGGTGTTGGCAAAGCAGACAACAGCCTCGGAGGGTAGCCCTTGGTTCTCCTGCAAGACCCGCCACAGCATGTAGGCACTGGTCCGCCCGCCGGAAAAGGAGATGCAGGTCGGGCCGTTAATCTTGAATGGGTTCAACTTAGCACCTCTATTCCTACCTTGACAAATCCGCCGACTTCCTCGGCCTTCTGGATCGTGATCTTCCACTTGCTGTCGTCCACCTTCAGGACATCCACCAGCCCGTCTATCCCGGCCTTGAAGCGCGCCAGACAGTTGTCCAGATCAATGGCCCTGCGGCTGGGCGGATAGAAGGTCAGCGTCACATGCAGGCCCTTGGCCTCTATCGGCCTAGCCCCCTGGCTCAGAGCCGTCCAGGCACAAGCCTGCCGGAACTCCTTCTTGGCCTTGGCTAACTTTGCCCAGTGAACCCGGGCGTTGGGACTCAATGTCGTGGGAGGCCAGGGCATCGTAAATTCCATGTACCTGTTATATCACAAGGGGCTTGACAGGTACAGACCTACCAGTTAGCATCACTTCCCTCCTACCTGAAAGGACACACATGATAGACAAGAAAAAACTGGAGACAGTCTTCAAGATCGCAGATGTCGCCACCAAGATTGTCGATGTCACTCAAGACAACTCCGACGATGACTTTGTCCGTATGAAGGCTGCGGCCTTGGCTCTTGTTTCCATCTGCGGCGCCAGGGATATGGACGACATGCAGATGTGCAGGCTTGTCTTCGACACCTATCACGAGATGACCGACTGGCAAAGAAGAGGCCCGATAACAGAGGAGACCAAGCAGTGAAACTCACCAACAACTTCAACCTGCCGGACACATTCGTCAATGTGATCCGCCGCCCCCAGTACAGCAAGGGCGACGCTCAGATCAGCGCCACGGAAATCCTCAACAGCCCCAGGATCGTAGCCCTCAAGCGCAAGCATTGGGATGACCTTGAGGAAGACGCATCAGACATGGTCTGGTCGCTCTTCGGCTCTGCCGTCCACAATGTTCTGGAGCACGGCAAGGACGCCCACCATATCGTGGAGGAGCGCATCTTCACCGAGTTCGAGGGATGGAAGGTCAGCGGTGCTATCGACCTGCAAGAAGTCTACGAAGACGGCACCATCATCTCCGACTACAAGGTCACGGGTGCCTGGGCCGTGATGAACGAGAAGCAGGACTGGCACAACCAACTCAACACCTACGCATGGTTGCTTGAGCGGGTGAAGAAGCAGCCAGTCAAAGCCTTGCAGATCGTTGCCATCATCCGCGACTGGTCACGCCGGGATGCACAGACCAAGGACACCTACCCAAAGTCTCCGGTCACAGTCATCTCGATCCCTCTGTGGCCGTATGAACAGCGTGAGCAGTATGTGGCCGAGCGGCTGCGCCTGCACAACGAAGCATTCTTTGCGATTCATTCAGGAGAAGGAATGCCTGAATGCACCGCTGAAGAAATGTGGGAGAAGCCCACAACCTATGCCGTTATGAAAGAAGGCGGCAAACGCGCCAAGAGTGTCCATGAGACACAGGAGGAAGCGGAAAAGGCAAACCCAGGTAAAGGCTACTTTATCGAGGTGCGCCAAGGCGGTCGGACTCGGTGCGAATCATTCTGCCAAGTCTCGGCCTTTTGTTCTCAGTACCAAAACTATCTCAAGGAATCAACATGAACATGATCCATCTCTCCATCCCCGAAACCGACTTCCCTTTCCTGATGGAAGCCATCAGCCTGCGAGCGTTGTCGTTGCAGAACGCCCTGCGCCAGCAACGCTTCGAGCAGAACATCATCACTGGTGAGCGCACGGTAAGCAAGGAGGAGGCATCTAAGAAGGTTGAGGAGATCATCAAGAAGGCCAAGAAGCCAAAGGCAGCGAAGCCCAAGACTTCTCTGAAGGAGCGTCGTGATGCCCTGCAAGCCCTGCTCAGTTTGAAGGAAAGCCGCAGCCTGTCCATTGCTGAGATCGCCCGCCGCACGGGTGTCTCCTATGTAACCGCCCGCAAGGCAGTTGTCACCAAGAGGAAGAATTAATGGATAACCAGTTCGCAACACTGGCCGCAATAAATGTCTCAAAGCACATCGAGAAGAAGGGCAACCTGTCCTACCTCTCATGGTCGTGGGCGGTAGATCAACTCATGCGCGCGGACCCCAGTGCGAACTGGGAGTTCCATGCGCCTGAGATGTTTGGCGAAAGCATGATGGTGTCCTGCACCGTCACCGCTTTCGGCAAGCCCATCAAGATGCACCTGCCCGTCATGGATCACCGCAACCAAGCGGCCAAGAACCCTGACGCTGTCCTCATCAACAAGAACATGATGCGCTGCTTGGTCAAGGCCATCGCGTGTCACGGTCTGGGCTTGCACATCTACGCAGGCGAAGACCTCCCTCTTGACGAAGACGGCAACAGGCAGGAGAAGCCAAAGGCCCAGCCCGAGCCAAAGCCTGAGCCGAAGCCTCAACCCAAGGTAGAGCGCGTCACGCCACAGGTCATCGAGGGCAGAGATCGAGACTGGAAGATGAAGATCACCATGACTGGGGGCAACGACAACCCCGAGGATTGGCTCGGTGTTCTCAATGACATGACAACCATTGCCCTGTCCACCGCCACCTCTACCGATCAAGTGATGTCGATCTTCAAGGCCAACGCAGACATCTTCAGCAAGGCAAAAGAAATTGACGCAGCAGCCTACGACAAGTTGCTCGACAAGTTCAAAGAAGCCAAAGCCAAATTCACAGCAAAGGAAACCGAATGAACTCCATCACAGTCGCTGGCTCCCTGGGCCGAGATGCAGAACTGAAGCACCTTAACAACGGCGATTCCATCAGCGTCTTCTCCGTGGCCGACAGCCAAGGCAAGGACAAGCCCACCATCTGGTGGAACTGCACCATCTACGGTAAGCGCGCCGAATCCCTGAACCAGTATCTGGTCAAGGGTCAGGCCGTCACCGTGGTCGGGCACATCACCGAGCGCGAGTACACCGACAAGAACGGAAACGAGCGCAAGGCTATGGAGATTCGCGTCAATGACGTGATGCTCCAGGGCCGCAAGCAGGAGTCTGCTCCGAAGCCTGTCAAGGAGGAGAAGGCTGACTACGACGATTCGGACGTGCCCTTTTGATGGACACGCTTCAGTTTGAGGCAGTCAAGGTCGCCATCAAACAAGACAAGACGGGATACATCCTGACCTTGAACGTCCACCCGGACGAGATTCCCGTCAAACTCATGCGCGACTTCGTGGGCGCACGGTATCAAGTGGTCATGGTTCGGC